CCATAAACAGAGTCTAAGAATTCAGAGTTCGACACCATCCCCGCCCCCGCCCGGAGTTAAATCGCGACCAGGTCGTCGAGCTTAATTTTGATTTTTTCCTTTTTGGCGTGCTCGAGGATAGCCGGCCAGTGCCGTTGCGGGATCAGCCCCCCAGTGCCGCCCTTAGCATTCGGCATCATCCAGCGCGACACCGCACTAGGATTCAATTGCAGAGCGCGTGCGGTAGCACGCACGCCACCTATTTTGGCGACGACTTCACGAGCAGGACTAAGTTGCGACATAAGGTTGTTCTTTTCTGTGACTTGAAACCGAGTTGCGACTGTGCAATGCTGTTGGGGAATTGTCAACACGCCCAACGATGCAAACGAGGCAAACATGACCGCTCAAAAAAAAATAAACACAAAGTGGTTCCGCGAGCGCCTGGCAGAGAACGACATGTCAATGCGCCGCCTGGCCAAGCTCCTCGAGCTCGACCCGAGCGCTGTGTCGCTGATGCTGCGCGGCAAGCGAACCATGACGGCTGAAGAGGCCAATAAAATTTCGGGGCTGCTAACTATCCCCGTGACCGAAGTGCTCTCCCAGGCTGGCATTCCGATCGAAGACGACGCACGGCAAATGCAGGTCAAGGCCTACATCAGTGCAGCCGGCACCATGCACCCAATCACTACAAAGAACTTGCGTCGCGTGAATGCGCCGCGTGACGTCCCCGCTAACGGGCTTGCGGTTCAGATCCGCGCGCGAGAGCTGTTGACGGACGGTTGGATTGTTTTTGCTGGCGCATTTGATACGCGCGCCGAGGCGCTAATCGATCGACTGTGTATCGTCGACGTTGTCGGGAATGGCTATGTCCTGGGCACGCTCAAGCGTGGCTATGACGACGAGCGTTACAACATCGCGCCGTTTAGCGGCGGCCAGGTGTTCGATAACGTGGCCGCCAAAGCCGTCGCGCCGGTGTTATGGATTCGCCCGGTCTAAGGCCGGGCATTTACCCCAAGTGTTGCGATTTCCGCATTCCGCTGTTACTGTCTCAACCTCCCACCACGAGGCCTCTATGCAAGCAGAAAAATTGGCTGCGGATTGGCTGACCGCAAAGCGCCAAGAGCAAGAAGCCATAGCGCGCCGTATTGCCATAGAAAACGAGCTTCTAAAAATACACCCCGCCAAAGAAGAAGGTAGCTCGACTACGACTTTTGCAAACGGTATTAAGTTCCGCGCGACCGGCCGACTAACGTACAAAGTTGACCTCGATCGACTGCTTGTGTTGACCGCGTCCTGGCCTGAGAAACCGATCAAAACAAAGATCGAGGCGGACGAGTCTATGTTACGCACCATCCGCGCTGAAAGGCCGGACCAATGGAGACTAATCGCCGGCGCCGTTACGGTTAAGCCTGGCAAAACTTATGTCGTCATCGAGGAACAACAACATGAGCTTTGATCTAAAAAGCATCAAAAAGAACGAAAGCCTTGCTGCCCCGCGCGTATGCGTTTACGGCGTAGAAGGTATTGGAAAGAGTACGTTTGCAGCGGGCGCCCCGAGTCCTGTTTTCATTTTGACGGAAGACGGCCTGGGCACTTTGAACGTGGACCATTTCCCAATTGCCAGCTCGGTGACTGATGTCCTGGACGCGATCTCCGCGTTATTTGACGGCGGTCACGAATTTCAGACCGTGGTCATCGATTCGCTCGATTGGCTTGAAACCTTAATTTGGCGGGACATCGAATCCCGATACGACGCCAAGGATTTAGCCTATGGAAAGGGGGCAATGATTGCTGCCGACAAGTGGCGAGAAATTCTTGAAGGATTGAACGCACTGCGTAACGAGCGCGGCATGGCCGTGGTGTTGATTGCGCATTGCGAGATCAAACGTTTCGATTCGCCAGAAACAGAACCTTTTGATCGGTACCAGCCGAAACTACAGGCGCGCTCGAGCGCCCTGGTGCGGGAATGGTGCGACGCGGTGCTGTTCGCGAACTACCGCACGATTGTCAAGAAAGACGACGTCGGTTTCAACAAGACCGTGAGCCGCGGCATTTCGACGGGAGAGCGCTTGCTCTTTACGTCAGAGCGTCCGGCCTACATGGCAAAAAATCGTTATGGCTTACCTGAGAGCATCCCGCTTTCATGGGAGGCCTTCGAGTCTGCAATCACCAAACAAGGAAACTGAGTCATGCCATCATTTCAATTTGACGCCGCGACGCACGTCGCACCCGCCTCCCCTGACCGCGCGCCGCTCCCCCGCGGTATGTACCAGGTCATCGTGATGTCGTCAGACATCAAGACCACTCAGGCTGGCACCGGGCAATACATTGAGCTCACGCTCCAGGTCATTGATGGCGAGCACAGCGGCCGCCGCGTTTGGGATCGGCTTAATGTCAGCAACCCCAACAAAACCGCCGAGGATATTGCTAAGCGCCAGCTGCAGGAGCTGTGCCTGGCGGCGGGCGTGAAGAACATGACCGAGACCGAGCAGCTGCACGACATTCCGGTGTTGGCTGAGATCGATCTTGATCGCAAAGATCCAAGCCGCAATCGTGTCGCTGGGTACCAGTCGGTCGCGGATGCTAAGAAATTCTCCCAGGCCGCTTCGTCGGCAGCGTCATCCCCCGAACCCGCGCGGTCGTCGGGGCGGCCTTGGGAGAAGCGCTGATGGCTCAAGTGCCGGCTTCGCAGCACACAACCGCAGAGGCCATCGTTCGGTGGCGCGGCGCGCAGCCGCAAGAACATCGAGAGCACCTGGGCGCAAGCCTGATTGGCCACGCGTGTGACCGTCATATTTGGTACGCGTTCCGGTGGGCAAAGAAGCCATCGTTCGATGGACGCATTCTGCGACTCTTTGATCGCGGCAAGCGCGAGGAGGCGGTCGTCGCCGAGGAGCTGCGCGCGATAGGCGTCGAACTGCATACCGACGAAAACGGGAAGCAGATCGAATGTCGTGATGAGACCGGCCATTTTGGCGGGTCTGTCGACGGCATAGGCCGTGGCTTCCCCGAGGCGCCTAAGTCCTGGGCCGTGCTCGAGGTGAAGACGCACAGCGCGAAATCCTTTGCGGACCTCAAACGCAAAGGCGTCGCCGAAAGTAAACCCCAGCACTACGCTCAGATGCAGTCTTACATGGGACTTCTGGGCGTCGATCGGGCCATGTATCTCGGCGTTAACAAAGATAACGACGAGCTCTACACCGAGTGGGTGCACTTTGACGAGGACGCCTTTTCGCTGATGACAGAGCGCGCGCGCCGCATCATCGATGCCAAAGAGCCGCCCGTAAAACTCTCTGACGACCCGGCGCATTGGCAGTGCAAGCAATGCCCGTACTACTCGCTGTGTCACGAGCAGGCGGTCGCTGAGATGAGTTGCAGAACGTGTTGTCATAGTTCACCTGTTGAGAGTGGAGCATGGCGCTGCGAACTTCACAGTGCGGTTCGTAACAAAGGCGAACAACGGGAGGGCTGCGAGGGGCATTTGTATATCCCAGCACTGGTGCCGTTTGGCGAGCCTGTCGACGGTGGCGAAAACTATGTCGAGTACCGGCACAAGGAAACCGGCAAGACGTTTCGCAACGGACCTGGCGGCTACTTGAGTCGCGAGTTGTCGGCGTCGAATGCAGGCACGGTGACGGAGCCTGTCGTTGAAGCGCTGCGGGCACAATTCAGCGCGAAGGTGGTGTCGTCAAAGTCAAAGAAAAAGGCGGCCCCTGATGCGCCGATTGATCCGGAGTTTAACGATGCCATCCCCTTCTGACATCGATGTCGCAGAGTTTGACCTGGTCAAACGTCCCGCGCATTACAACCGCGGGGGCATCGAGTGTATCGATGCGATTCGCGCGCAGTTAAGCGACACGGAGTGGCAGGGATACTTGCGCGGCCAGATCGCCAAATATAACTGGCGCCTAGGCGCGAAAGACGACGTCACGCAAGAGGCTGGGAAGCTGCTGTTTTATTCGCGTTTGTTGGCTGGTGAAGATCCGAGGAGTTGATATGAACGACTGGAAAGACAGGGTCGAAACGTTGCTGACCATTGGGGTTGCGCTCGGCGCCATCGCGGCAAGTTATTTTATTGTCGCTGGGGCGATCGGCGTTTTCTTAGGCCTAGTGCATCGCGCCTTTCACTGGGTGGCCTAATGGGAGGCCGCGCATCGCGCAATAAAGGGGCTGCGGCAGAGCGTGAGCTCGCTGCGATCCTCTCTGAAGAGCTGGGCTTTGTCGTCAAGCGCAAGCTCGGCCAGGCGCGCGAGGGCGGCGATGACATTACGGTGGGTAAGTTCCGTATTGAAGCAAAGCGCCGGGAGACGCTCGCCCTCCCCGCCTGGTGCCGGCAAATCGAGGAATGCTGCGGGCCCGACGACGTGCCGATTGTGGCGTACCGCCAGAATGGGCAGCCGTGGCGTATCGTGATGAAACTGCAGGATTTTCTGCCTCTCCTGCGGGGCGAGTTGTCTGATGTCTAGAGTGTTGCTAAACTCGCAACATCCAGTGTTAACCACATTGGATGACGCGGCAGGCCAGTTGGGTGTTAGCGTAAAGACGCTCCGACGACTGGTCGACCGGCAGGCAATACCGGCTTACAGGTTTGGTAAAGCCATCCGAGTCAACGTCGCGGAGGTTCTTGAAGCAACCAAAACTGAACGAGGCAAACGATGTCAATCAAGAAACGAGGCAACACCTGGCATATCGATATTGCGCTCCCCGACGGGAAGCGATTCCGCCAATCTGCTCAAACTTCTGATCGCAAAGCAGCGCAAGAACTGCACGACCAACTGAAGGCGCAGCTCTGGCGTCAGTCCAAACTGGGCGAAAAGCAGCCGCGCTCACTGACCGAGGCCGCCGAGCGCTGGCTTGCCGAGCACGAAAAAGACAGCGCGATTCGCGACTACACCCACCACCTCGCCTTTTGGTGCGCCCGTGCCCAGGGCATGACGCTGACCGACATTTCTCGTGCCTGGGCGGCAGAGCAGATCGAGGGGCTGATCACCAAGAAGGGCAAGCCTGCGAGTGCGGGCACGCGCAACAACTACGTCATCACGCTGCGCTCGGTGCTGAATACGGCCTGCCGCGAGTGGGAGTGGATCGACCAGGTGCCGGCGCTGCGCACCTACGGCAACAAGAAGGATTCGGCCAAGATGCTGATCGCAACGCCTGCCCAGGCGAAAGCGCTGATGGACGTGTTGCCTGCGGGACTGCGGGCGCCGGTCGCGTTTGCGTTTATGACGGGGCTTCGCAAGTCGAACGTGTTTGGGTTGACCTGGGACCGGGTCGACCTCGAGCGCTCGGTCTGCTGGGTTAACCCGATCGACACTAAGGCCGGCAACCTGATCGTCTGCCCGATCAACTCGGCCGCCAAGGCACTGCTCGAGTCGCAGCCGCGGGTCCAGGGCGAGAGCCGGGTGTTTCCGGTCGAGCCGCCGTGCTGGCACCAGTGGAAGCGCTACACCCGGCGCGCTGGGCTGCCGGATGGGTTCCGCTTCCACGATATCCGCCACACGTTTGCCAGCTGGCTCACGATGGACGGCACCGATCGGAAGACGGTCCAGGACATGGGCGGGTGGAAGTCATCGACGATGATTGACAACTATGTCCACCTGCCGGTCGATCATTTGGTGCAGGCCTCCGAGCGTCTTGCGGCACGCCTGCATTGATAGATCGGATCTACGGCACAATTACGGCACAATCGATTTTTGGAGCAGTGTCTGAAGTGTCGTAAGTTGTTGATTTGGTTGGTAGCGGGGGTAGGATTTGAACCTACGACCTTCGGGTTATGAGAATGCCACAGTGCCTTGCGAAAATCGCAAGTTACTGATTTTCTTAGGACTGCAAGGTACCCCGCTACCCCACTTTCCCGCTATTCACGGCACAAATACGGCACAAAGAAATCACGTTACTGCCTGGCCGCGGAAGTAAGCCACGCCGCCGTCTACGACGCACAGCTCCGGCTGCAGCAGCCGCCCCTTGTGGTACGTCAACACAACGAACCCCGACGCCCAGTTGAGCGGTGCGGCCTCCGTATAAGCGAACTGAGGCGATTTCGGCTCGGCTAGGGTGCCAGTGTCTACCCCATACCGACGCCCCCTGTAATCGCCCCAGGGCGTCACCTGGAGCTTGTGTAAGTGCCCGTGCAGGTAATGCACGCCTGCCTTGAGAGTGCTGTTATACGCCGCGTGAACGCCGCCCCCGACCGGCCGGTGTCGGATGGTTGTCCAGGCGTCGGTGTTGGCATTGAGGTGAATCGCCCACCCAGCGCGCCACCGCGGCAGGTAGTCGAGCAGGCTGCACCCGGTCATTTCTTCAAACTCAGGCGCGTTAGCCGCGAGGTAATTCTCAAACCTGGCATCGTGATTACCAATGGTGCGACTGATGGCCGCGCTAGA